ATCAACCATATTCTCTTTCTTTTGTGCTATTTGTTTAGATTGTACTTCATCAACACTAGGACATTTAGAACTCTTTGCACCAATATCTTCTGGTAATTGTAAGATTGGTTTAGTAGGATCTCTTAAAACTACATCATAGTCCATTACTCTAGAACCAGGATATACCTTTACAACTGCATCTTGTACTTCTTTTTTAGAAGGAACCTTTAGTTCTGGGAAGAACATTTGCAGAGACATATACTTACCACGCCACTGGAATGTGACATACATTGTCTGTCCGTTTACTCTTGGAAGAGTTGTTGCTTCATAAGTGTAAGTCTTCTTACCAACTTTAGTATGTCCGTACTCTCCAGTTTTACCTGGACGTACTTGACCTAACTTAGTACCTTTTCTAGAAGGTCCGGTTGAAGTATTACGTCCTCTCTTAACAGTAGGATGTAAAGTTGCTTTGTCCTTTCCTTTCTTTGTGATTACAGCATCTTGGTTATACTCCTTACCAAGACGTTTCATTTGTTTCTTAAATTTCTTGAACTTCTTCTTAGGAGCATTAACAGCCATTGATGGTTCACTGACTGTCTTCTTCTTACCTGTCTTCTCATCCTTCTCAGGATATTCACCTTTTACTTTCTTATATCCATATCCCATACTACGGATCTTCTTACCAAGTTCTTTATTACGTGCTTTGTTTTCTTTACTAGATTTGTCACCTCTATTACCAGTTAGGACTGCAGTGCTGCGACTCTTAGAGTGCTTCACCTGACGTGCCATACCACCTTCATCAAGTTCCACTTCCTCATTAGTATGAGCAAATGCTTTCTTCATTGCATCTAGTTTAAGATGAGGTGGCAGACTAGACTCTGCTTCCTTCCTCTTCTTCTCTTTTGCTTTCTTAGTAGCATCACCCAGTTTGCTATGTTCTATCTCTGGTTTCCAATCTTCATTTTTTGCACCCATCTTACCACCAGGAACTCTCTTTGTTCCAACGTGTTTTGCAATACGGTCTTCTACTTTTTTCTTTGCGGCGGGATCTGCCTTACTAAGATCAGCAGTTCCTTTATATCCTTCCTTAGCCATCTTACGGAAAGTCTTGGCAAGGTTATACCTCTTACTACCAGGAGGGCAAGTTTCACTACCAAACTTCTCACCAGTACAAGGTTTATCCTTACTCATATTCTTGGTGGCCTTCTGTATCCACTTCTTATCTTCGCTCATTCCTCCTCCTGCGGCACCGTTCCCATTGCCATTGCCGTTGCCAGAACTAGACCCATTAGTTCCTGAATGTCCGTTGCCATTCTTCTTGCCACCCTTTGATTTCTTTCCATTTCCGTTTCCATGCTCATCATCTCTCATTAAGTAACCAGTAGGCATCACATGCCATCCCTTAGGAATAGGCATACATTTCTTTTCCTTATTGCAAAAATATTTACCAGGAGGACAATCCTTCATAAAAAATGAGAAGTCTCCTTATATTTATTCCTCTTCGTCTTCTAATGCTTTTTGATAATACTTTATTTTCTTCTCTAACATAACAACTCTTTTTTGGAGTCGCTCATTGGTTTCCTCCAATACTTCAATATGTTCCTCGTAGACGGTGTACATACGTTCAAAATGTTGAGTAACTATTTAATCATTTAATGTCCTCTTCAACTTCGTTACATTCCTTAGCAAGATCTGCTGCCATATTTCCACCTATCTCAGCACCTTGTTCCATACCCATCATAGTCATAGCACCAGCAAGTACCCATCCTACTACAGGAATAGATGCAACACCTGTGACTCCTACAGCAGCAGTACCTAAACCACCACCTACTAATCTACCTGTACCTTCTCCACTACCCCTTTTCTTAATACATGCAATAGTTCCAGCATTTAATCCTTTAGGATTACCTTGAGTATGAAGAGCACCTTCTGCCATATATTGATTTTCTATATGAGTTTTACTCTTACCAAATCCTAAGAATCCAGCAGGTTTATCCTGCCTTCTAACAGATACCATGACTTTAGGATCATGGGCTCGATAATTTATAAGATAACCATCCTTATCTGCCTTAACAGAATATGAGGTATACTCTCCAATTGGCAGATTAAGTTTAGGAAACTTTGTCTGCTGAGATATAATTCCGATCATCCCTAAATGGGAAACGCCCAGGAGAGTCCCCAGGCTTATTCCAATCCACTTTTTCATGGTATTCTATCCTCTATTTCAGAGTCCTGGTATCTGCGGGACTTGCGAGGTTTGCGTATCAGGAACAATACCAACAGGATCAGTACCAACAGGAGCAAGATCATTGGTGCCAAGAGGAAGTGATCCACCACCCAATCCACCAAGTGATCCAAGAGCAGCGTCAATAGCTTGCTGCTTGACGTTATCAATGATAGAATCTCTGTTGACAAATACAAATACACCACTGCCAACAACGGCAGCAGATACAACAGCAGACGCAACAGCAATGACATTAATTACTTTTTGACAAGACATAATTTTATTCCGTAGGTTTATTTTGTTTTGGGGGTTGAGTACCACCTATTTGAAGTGGTGCTTGTTCAATGCGAATAATTTGAGCAGGAGCAGTTTGACTTGCTTTTTCAATTAACCGTTCCATGTCTTCCTTAGACACTTGACCAGGAGCACTTGATCCATTACCATTCATCTTCATCGTACCATCACCTTTCTTAGATGCTGTCTGAATTCCGAAGCTAGCTAAAACTCCAGTAAACACCGAAGCAATAAATGTGGGATCAATTTTCTGTTGAGGAACACCAGGGATAGCTACGTAATTTAAAGTCAAAATTCCACCGGACCAGACCAACACACCAAGTCGTACAAATGTACTGACGATTGCTGCTTGCTCTTCAGCATCTGGTAAAATAGCGTCCTTTAGTTTACCTAAAGCACCCTTTTTTGCTTCCGTAGATTCTTCTTCTTCCTTAATTTCCTCTTTAACTTCCTCAGCCATTATAGCATACGTAAGGCTTAATATATATACGACTTAATTTTTACTTATGATAATGCCAATACTAAACCTATAGATGCTTTACCTGATAAATTAGAACCGTCACCATAATAAGTTACTGCTGCACCTGCAACTGCAGTAACTACACCGGAAACGTTTATACCACTATTTGCTGTTATAATACCAATAGAATCAACGTTTGTTACATCTTCATATGTAATAGTTCCTGCTGCTGATATATTACCCTTAACATGCAAACTCTTGGCTATACCAACACCACCACTGAATAATACAGAACCACTATCCCAAGCAGTAGATTCAGTGGTATTACTGAAAGTAACAATACCACTCATACTCATACCCATGCCAGTGGTATTACCCTGCTTCAAGGTCTGATCTAAAGTCTCTGCATCTGTGGTTAATGCTGTACTAGCAATACCAACGATCATTAAATTAGAATCATATATCAGTAGTGTACCTGTATTAATACCAGGATTAGTTGCAGTAGTCTCATACTTAGTATAAGTTCCAATACCAACGTCTTCTAGGTCATCAAAACGTACAGCACCACCTCCACCTAAGGTTGCTATCTGTTGCTGAACTCTATTGATAAAAAGTCTATAGTGTTTTGCTAAGTCTGCATGAGTAGCAAACTCCTGATCCAAAGGAGTTAATGGATCTGAATTATCAACATTAGGAGGAATGTTTAAAAGTCCTTCTTGTATATCACCTTGTGTTATTTTTATATCGTATACAATAGACTTTAACTCAGTTAAATCTTTAAGTTCTTTTTTAATATTTTTTATATCTTCCTCATAATATTTTGGTTTAGGTAAAGTCTTTATTCTTTCTTGAAGAGATTTAATCTCACCATCCATATGCTTGGCAAGATTATCTGTAGACTCTACAAATGATTCTTGTAAATTATCTACAGTTTTCTTGGTTACTTCACTAAAAGCATCAAACCTCTCACCTACTTTTTCATTAAAAGTTATCTCAAACTCTTTCTGGTTATTTTTTAGTTTCTTCTGAAGGTTCCAAATAACAGTAGATTGTTCTCTAAGTTCTTTAAAGATATCTTTTCTTACTGTATCAACTCTTTCATGAATGGTTTTAAAGTCAGTCTTTGTTTCAAATTGCTTAACATCAGTCTCTTCATGTATCCTTTCTAACTCAGTAGTTACTCTAGCAGCTAAGGTTGATATAGTGTCCCTAACTCCTCTGAAATCCTCATCAATAACATTGAATCCTTTTCCAACCCAAGCAAAATCAGGGACTTCGGTGACCTTTGAAATCCAATTAGGTAAAGAAGGGATAGAGTCTTCAACTTTATTAATTGATTCTCGTAATGCCTGTAACTCATCTTCATAATAACGTACCTCAGGTACTACAGGTATCTCTTCTTTTATCTGCTGAATAGTAGCAGATAACTCTTCCAACTCTGGAGCATAATCTTTAATCTCTGGTATCTCTGGGATATCCTTACGGACATCATTAACCATCCTTACCAACTCACCCCATTCAGGTGCTTTAATAACATCTTCTACTTCTAGAAAAGCATTACCATCAGCATCTTCAATGGTTTGAACTTCTTCTACAATTTCTTCTTGTGGTAGAAACTCATCTACCGATGGTAATTGAGCAGGCTCAACAATAAACTCGTCTATTGACGGTAGATCTACAATAGGAGTCTTATTTACCATATTTCTATTTATTTTGGGCCTTGGTTGCGTCTTTTAGCATCTTAGCTAACTCTGCAGTAGAACCAACAAAGAGTGAATTATTAACTGTATTTGGTCCTTTTTGTACAGTCTCTTCTTCTACATCTTTAAGTTTCTTCTGTAGATCCATCAACTTGTCAGTTGCGTCTGATACTGACTTAACGAGTTGTCCAGCAACTTCGTATGCTCTGGGCATTTCACTTTCCTGAGCAAGTTCAAGAATTCCGTTAATTGCTTCTTGTCCTTTCTCAATGATAGAGTATAAATTGCCTCTTGTGTATTCGTAGTCATTTCTGATATCCGTTTTATCCCTGTCTATGGGAGGTTTTTGAATACCAACCTTCTTAGTGTCTGCAACAATTTCGCTTGCTACATCAAATGCTTCTTCCAATTCGGTGAAGTCTGCCATGATTATACATCCTTATTCTGAGATGGACTATACTGCTTGAAGTCTTGGAAGAATGAAGTTGTTTCATTAAATCCGAAGTTATCACCTATCTCAATAAGTGAATCATCAGCAGCAGTAATAAGATCTACTGTAGCACCATTTACATGTTCGGCAGCAGTAGTTCCCTCTTGAGCACGTTTAACAACAAGATTGTTACCATCAATCTCTGAGATGCTCATATTCTCAGTACCAACATAGATATGGTCGTTAACGCTGAGAGCAGAAGAATCACCTACAGTAACAAGAGTCTCTTTAACATCTAGAGTCTCTGCCAAATATGTAGTTCCATCATTAGTATAATCTTTAACTGCCTTAGGTGTAACACTGTAGCGAACTTCTCTTCTAAAGTCTTTGCCCTTCCTTGTGCTGTAATCGATTGTTGCTTTCTTAATTAATCCAGTCGATGATTCAGGTATAGGTCCGAAGAGATATGTCTTAGCAGTAAATGTGAGAGTGTAGATTAAAGCTCTACGTTCTGAAAAGTCTCCCTCATAATCATCAGTAAATGTAACACTATCTAAAACTATAGGAACATCTCTTTTCTCTCCTATAGTAGAGAGCATATTAATTGTTAGGTTATAAGAAGGTTGGAAATAAGGTAATATTTGTTCAACAATCTGCAATGCATCGTCATTTAATTTGGCAATGAGATTGAGTTCAAAACTCATATTATATGGAACTGGCATATAAACTCTCTTAGCAGTCGTCATGTCAGACGTAGCTGCAGTTATAAAAGTTTGAGTCTGAGTTACTTTCCTTGAAGGATCATAACTTAAACCAGTAAACTCAAATGATAGTCGAGGTAAAGTTAAAGTTTGTGCATTCTTAAGATCAGGTGCCTGTTCAATCCTTGCTAAAAACTTCTGGATTGGACCATAAGCCAATGGCACTTTCATCACACTGACAGCTTTATTATCACTGTCTAAGTGCTTGATCTGTATGTTATTAAAGAGAGTTCCGAAACCAATTACGGTCTTTCTGAGGATCTCGTTGTAGAAATATTCAAACACAGATAATAATTCGACTACTTACTATTTAACAAGTTCCGAACCACCACCTATTGTATGGGTACCATTCTTAGTGGCGAATCTGTACATTTTCTCATGTATAGTTACAGTTTCTTCAGCAAGTTTCTCAAAATCTGGTGTTGATTCATGACGTGATGCGTAATTATCTGCTATTTCTTCCTCAGGTCTTGGATTATCAGTAGCAATGGGCATATCATCTAAAGGATTTTTCTTTTTAGAAGGTTCAAACCATTCATCATCTGGTGTAATAATTACTTCCATTAAGCATCTCCAAAGGGATTTTTACGTGTCCAATCAAGGATGTCATCCCCTGCTGATTGGATATTTTCATTCTCGGCATATGGTGTCACTAGATCATCAGTAGTATCCACTGCAAGAGTATAAACTGCTGAGGATTCGTCACCAGTGATAGACTCTCCTGGGTTGAATGTTCCTGTTGCAATACCGACCACAAGGGTTTTAGTTGTTGCATCCCAAGATTTGACTCTGGCTTTGGTTCCTGTTGTTCCACCTGTAACCTCTTCATTAAAGTAGTAATCACCAGATCCAAGTAATCCAGGATTGCTAATAGTAACTGTTGGGACCTCAGTGTACCCACAACCAGCATTAGACAGTCTAACAGACCGAATAGTACCTCCAACCGCTATTGCCTCTCCAAGGGCAGTAACACCTGTTCCAGGGGAACTGAAGGTGACTGTAGGAGTAGTGCCATAGTAACCTGATCCACCATCGCTAATAGTAACCACACCAACACTACCAGTTGTAGCGATACCGACTGTAACAGCGATACCAGTTCCTCCTCCACCACTGAATGCTACTGCAGGTATTTCAGTATATCCAGCACCAGGATTAGTTATACGTACACTTTCAACAGCAAACGAGGTTGTTAATCCTGTAACACTGGTTGTTATTGCTACAGCAGTAGCTGTAATGCCGCCACTTGGAGCAGAAGAAATTGCAACTGTAGGTGCTGCTCTGTATCCAGCTCCAGAATTAAGGAGGTCAATGAACTGAACACCGCCGTCTCTAAATGTGGTGACAGCAGTAGCTGTTGTTCCGACACCAGTAAGTGTGAGAGTTTGGTTATATCCAAGGTCTTCCGTTTCGTCATCAATAGAACCAATTCCAGTATCAACCGTTTCGTCTTCATAACGGAATACTTCACATTGTAGTTCGTAGACATAAAGTTCTTTTAATTGATAGAAGGGCTTTGCATGTTCGACGAATTTAATTTCGTACAGTCTATCATCAAGCGGGAACCAGATAAGATCTCCTTCTTTTGGTCTGGTGGATAATTTAATTCCCGTGTACCATTTCCTTGATAGACATCATAGTTATTGACATATGCTTCTAATGGATAAGCATCATCAAACTTAGACTGAATTACTTCTCTAATAATAGTAGTAGTTGTTAAGTATTTACGAGGAAGATAATAGCACTCAACACCATACATCTTCAACTGTTCGTTAACTATGTCCTGAACCAAATTCTGTTCGTTTTTGGTTCCCTGTGTGAAAAATGGATTTAATGCCATCAGCCTATCAAGTCAAGTGGCATTTCTTCATAATCCCAAGTCATTCTATCTTGAATCTTATCGATCTCAAGTTGAGCATCATCATATATTTGACGACCATTTAATTCAATACCACCAGGAAGTTTCACTCCTTGGAATTTGATAAGATTCTGGCCCCACTGTCTCTTAAGAATAGCAGTAAAGTACCTCTTTAAGAACCTATCATTAAAAACTTTAGTAGAATCTGATGGATCAAGAATTCGCCAACAATCAATAATAATATAATCATCTTTTGTAATCTCACCCCAATCAATATCCAGATATAATCTATCTTGTCTAATATTATATCTAATCTGCTTCTCAGTATTCAATAAGAAATCAATATCTGATAACTTTGTCTTCGTCATTGCATATGTCAATAACTCAAGTGAATCAAAGTAATAGACATCATTTAAGAATAACTGATATTTCACACTGAACATATTATTGGTCATGGTATTAGAACCATCAAACCTGTATATCTTATTAACTCCTATGATGCTGTTAGGCATTTTAATATAATTACTATTCTCTTCAAACTTAAATGTAGCATCAGCACCAGCAGTAGTTCCTACACCTGTACTTGCTGGTTGGGTAACAGTTGTTGTTACAATTCCTACTGTACCATTACCTCTACTAATATCATCCTCAGTAAATTGATACTTTAATGGTAGGTTAACTACACCATCATAATGCCTTTCGTTCCAAAACTGGAATGCATCATCTACTAAGTCACTGATCTGTTCATCAGCAACATTTATTTCGAGAACGGGAGCACCTAATTGTCTCTTCCCGTATTCTATTAATTCTGTTCTAGAAGCAGGCTTTGACATATCACCAGTTTTCTAAGTATTTATCAAAGAGTGGATGATATACCACCCCTCACCATAATTTGACCCTCTACAATCCTATAAACTGTATCTCCGGTCTTAACATTAACATCATATACATGTCTTCCTTCCACCAATTCTGATGTTTGAGTTGTGGTTAACCCAATAAACATTTTTCCATCATAAGCACTAGAAAAACCAACTGTAAAAGTTGCTGTTGCAGCAGCTCCCACATATTTGGCCATCTGAGAAGATTCTGCAGTATAGTCAGTAAAATCTATTGCAGTACCAGACGTATCATTTACTGTATACGTACAAGTGAATGACGCACCAACATTAACTACCAAATCTACAACAGATGGATAGTCAGATGTTGAATCAAATGTGAAGGTTCTAGTTGCCATTTACGATACTCCTTAACATTTCCTTAATCTCTTTGATTTCACCTTTAAGTTCATCTAATTCAGCACGTTCACTTTGTTTATGTTTACGAGCATCAATGTACTTTTTGTATTCAGTCATATCAGTTGAAACGATTGCGTTTGAAGATTCATCTCTATAAAGAGCATGATTGTCCTTTACTGGTATCATGATAATGCAATCGCTCTGAATTCAGAAACTCTAGGTGGTTTAGCCTGATTAGTTCCTGTCATAATGATCTTAATCTTAAATCCAGTAAATTCTCTCAAGTCTTCAATAGTAAATTCATATTCACGGAAATCATCTAATCCCTGTGAAGGAGCAACAAATTGATCAGGTAGACCAGTATTGCCTTGAGGATTAATGATTATTCCATTCTCATCAAGGTTATCATAACCAGGGAAGAGTTCATAACGCATTTCATTTTCTGCCTCATCTTGTCTAAAGATAGCATATGCTACTCTAATATCAGAGGTAGATGCTCTATTACCAGAGAATAGAACTTTAATCCCTGTAGCAGGAACTTTAAGTCCAATATTCTTAGTAACATAAGTTGCAGAAGATGGATCTTGTCCAGCAATCTTAACTAAAGAGTTTTGAGCAAAGTTATTAATAGGATCATCAATCCTATTAGTTGTAAGAATGCTACTTACTCTATCAATATCAATAACTGGTGATACGTTAGGATCATCACTATCAAAATCACACTGTAGATTGAATGACTTGTTACCAGGAAGAGTAGTTAATTTACTATCTTCATTAACCTTAGAAGCAATCATCCGAGGTGTTTCAAGATAATTTGAATCATTTAATCTAATTCCTTGATATCCTTCATCTTCAAATGATGTTTCAATACCACTTACACTTCTTGCACTAACAGTTCTAATTCTAGATGTTATTGCAGTTCCTTTAGGAGTTAATGTTTGAACATTTGGTGTAATAACTTCAAATTGAATGTTTTGAGAAGCCTTGATTCTAGATTCTCCACCACCCTTTGTGCTATCGAAATAGAGACTTGGTAATCCATTGGCACTAGATGATCTACTAACACCAATACCAACACCATCAGATGCTGTCTCATTCATATCTATACCAAGGAAATATGTATCCATTGTTATAGGATGAGCACCTTGATTAGCAACTTCGGACATGTTATGAGTCTTATTAATTCTCCTTAAAGATACTCCATTAAACTCATACTTATACGCTAATGAATTTACGGGATGAGTAAATGCAAGGGTTGAATCTTGTGCTCTAGTAATTCCACTAATTGTAGTACCACTAACTGAAGTATACTTAATAATCTCATTTCCAATCTTAAGATATCCTGGGTTAGTTGTACCAACTCCAACACCCTCAAATGAAGTAAATGCAGTTCCCGCACTTACAACCAAATCTCCAGTGTTATCTCTACCATATGCAGCAGTGATAGAAGTTGGAGCATTATCACTTACAATACCTTCAATCTTAACAAGGTTATTAGATTCATGCATAGCATGATTTTTATGATAAACCTTCATTGATTTGCCATCATAATAAGGATCTGCAATTGCTTGACCAGATAGAATAGTTACATTGGAACCAGAACCATTAATCTCAGATCTAATACCAGTATTAGTAACATAATTCATACTAGCACCAGCAGCAACAAAGTCTCCTTGGACATCATCTAAGAATAATGTATTAGTAAATCCAATTGAGACAACAGATAATTGTGCTCCTGTACCAATACCGTTCATAGATGCAGTTGGAATACCAACTACGTCACCAATCTTATATCCTCTACCACCATCAGTAACACTAACAAGTCCAACTAATCCAGCCTTATTGTTAGGATCCTGATAAACAGATCCAGCTGTAGATACCTGAACAGTAACTACCATTCCAGAACCACTACCTGTAATAGTAAATGGTTGAATATTTTCTGAAGTTGCAACAGTATATCCAGTACCAGGATTAACTGATAATAGAGAATCTGTAGAACCACTACTTACAACAGAACCACCAATCGCAATAATACGTCCTAAACCACCTGATAAACCAGATCCAGTTTGTGCAATTGCAACACCAGTAGTAATACCAAGTGTATCAATACTATCCGCAATAGAAGAAGTTAAACCAAGTGTAACTCTCTTAGAAAGAACCGTAAGTGGGTTACGAGTTAATTCAACTAA